AATAAAATTTTTTATAGTAGTAGTGCATGTATGTATCCGGAACACAATCAATTAGATCCAAATAATCCTAATTGTGAAGAAAATTCAGCATACCCTGCAAACCCTGATAGCGAATATGGATGGGAAAAACTTTTTAGTGAAAGGCTTTATTTAGCATATCAAAGAAATTATAATCTTAATGTTAAAATAGCTAGATTTCATAATATATTTGGACCCGAAGGTAGTTGGAATAATGGAAAAGAAAAAGCACCTGCTGCTATTTGTAGAAAAGTAGCACAAGCTAGAGATGGTGGTGAAATTGAAATATGGGGTGACGGTGAGCAAACGAGAAGTTTTTTATATGTTGATGAATGTATTGACGGTGTTTTAAGATTATTAAATTCAAATTTCTCAGGACCCGTAAATATACGCTCGGAGGAAATGGTATCTATTAATAAATTAGTAGATATAGTTTCAGAAATTGCAGGTAAAAAATTAATTAAGAAACATATAAAAGGGCCTACTGGTGTGAGAGGGAGAAATTCTGACAATAAGCTTATTCAAGAAAAATTAAATTGGTCGCCTTCGCAGTCTTTAGTAATTGGGTTAGAGAAAACGTACAAATGGATAGAACAACAAGTTTTATCCTTGAACAAAAATAATTAGTAGTTATAATTATTTTATGATTTTAAATAATATTAAAGCATACGACGGTACTCTTCTTCATTCTCGGTTTGCATATAAATTTTTTAAAGATAAAACTCTGCCTATCGGCAATATTATTGCCTTTCGGGCACCTATGCACGTAGAGGCAGAAGGAATGATAGATAGTGAAGATGTCATCAATAATGATTTTATATATAGTGAAGATGCTATTAATTTTTTATGGGAGATACCTAATTTAGATTCTTTTGGAGCTGTGGCATGGCAGAGACTTTTTAATACGCAAATTGCTAATATTTTAAGTTCAAAGTATATAAAAGCTCCTATTGAAGTAGATGGAGATGATCTAATCGTTCATAAAGAGCATGCACAAGGCGGAATTACGCAAACCAAGGGTAAGTGCTCGGTTAGCATTACATATACAAATAATAATGTTGCTTTAGGACATACCGGTATTAATATTTCTGCTGGTAAAAAAGCACCTGCATATGCTTTTTCAACAAATCTTACCAACGAGCAGGCAATAGAGTTTATGAAAGAAGTAATTCATGGTTTTTATGCTATGAATGATGATATTTTTATAGCTACCTCTAAAGTTATAGTAAAATAAATGTTTTTTGATATACTGTCAAATATTTTATTTTTTAAGAAAAAAAATTGTTTTAAAGTTGAAGAAGATGAAAATCAATTCTCGCCTTTTTTAATTAATAGATGGGTGAGTATGTATTCTTCTACATTAGCAAAACAGTCAAATATAGTAAATAAATATCTAGGTATTTTCGAAACGAAAAAACAAGCTTATACTTTTTTTCTTTCTTTTTTTGACAAAGTAATTTCTAAGAAAATTAATTACATTAAAAGAAAAAAAGAAAACATTGACAACAAAGAACAAAATATTATTATTTCACAGCTTTCTAAGAATTTTGAGCTTTCAAATCGAGAAATTAGGAATTATTTAAATATGTTGAATTCACAATAAAATGTATTAAATCATTTTATGCCATTAGATATCGATACACTACCTACGCAAAAAAGCTTAATTGATTTTTCTGAATTACCTAAAAATTCTTTTAATTCAGTTTTTTTTGGTTATAATTTAAAACAAGTATTAGACGATGTTTTACTAGTTAAATTAGTTGATGAAACAGAAGATGGAACAAATATTATTCGTAATGGTATTGTAGTTCCTATTAATACAGACACCCGTGCCTGGAGGTTTGGTGAAGTTATTCTTTGTGGTCCAAACGCAAAATATGTAAAGGTTAATGATATTGTCTGCTTTCCAAACAACCTCGGTGTACCGGTTGCCAATCTAGAAGTAGATAATTATGGAATATTTAAAAAAGGTATATTTTTAAATGAACAAAGAATATTCGGTATTTGTTCAATAAGAAAAGATAATGAAAGTGTTGCTGCCAACATTAAAAACCGTACTTCTAAGCAACGTAGCCGAGATTAAGTTTTTGGGTAGAAGAGCAAAACCGGGTGCACCGCCTTCTCGTAGAATGCTTTGTACTAATTCACTGTCTCTTTTAAATAGCCCGGAAGGTCGTATCGCTTTAAACTATAAACGCGCTATTAATTACACTAAGTTTAACCCGGAAGCAAAAGATTTGTTAATAACCTGGGATATTTTTATGCAAGATTATCGATGTATAAACATGAAAGCGTGCGATCTAATAACAGCAATACCTGCTAATAAAACTTTTTGGAAATTTTTTAATGAAAAACTTGCTTTAATGTCTCCGGTAGAAAAAATGAGGTTTATGAATTCATGACATCCCCTGAAGCAATAGAACAGCACATAAACAAATTTCTTCAATCCTCATTAATATTTTCTCTAGAAAATAAAATTCTAAAAAAAGGAAAATTAATATTATTCTCTATTAAAGATTTTTACTGTATTTTCACTATTATTTGTCAAGAAAAAAATAATAAAAAAATAATTTTTGAAATACCTTATCCTTTTAAGTTTAATAATTACTTAGATAAAGCCGTATTTGATTATTCATTAAAAGCTTTTTCTAATGATAATTTAGCCATTGATGAGATGCTTAAAAAAATAGTTGCTAAAAAACCATCTAAATTTTTAAATAAAAAAATAACTGTCAGTCTGGCTTAACATATACTATAATACCTTGTTATGTTTAGTAGGTATGTATCTCATTTTCCTAAAGAATACAATCCAAGCGATTCACAGACAAAATTACTAAGAAGTGTAGAAAAAGCATTTAACCGTGGTAAAAAATTTGTAATATGCTGTGCGCCAACAGGAACAGGTAAAAGCTTTTTAGCTAAAACTGTTTCTGGATTAGGTTCTTTACCTACTAATAAATTTCAAGAAGCTATTCTTTCATATTCCGCATTTAAGCAAGATTTTTCAGGCAACTATATAAATGAAATTGATTGCATATCACAACCTCCGTTCGGGACTTTTGCACTTACTATAACACGTTCATTACAAGATCAATATTTAAAACTGTTTCCGGATACTGATATTTTAAAAGGTAAAACAAATTATATTTGTGATGTTGATCCGCATTTTGATGTGGAAACGGCACCTTGCGTTCTTGTTCCAAGAATACGAGATGAGTGCTGGGAAAAAAACAGATGCCCGTATTATAATTCTCGTAATAAATCCCTTTTATCTCGTTTTGCTGTTTTAAATTATAAAATGTTTTTGTCTTTACCTAATCATGTTAAAAGAAAAAATTTTATAATTTGCGATGAAGCATCAGAATTAGAAGATGAGCTTACTAAGCAATTCTCCGCAGAAATTAATTATGAAAGGTTAAAACAGTATGGTGTAGAATATAAAACGTTAATCACCGAAGACCGAGATAAAACAAGAACATGGATTGGAGGAATAATTTTTAATATTAGTGAACAAATAAACGTTCTTATTAATCGAGTAAATAAAAAACATCGTACTTTATCTCAACCCGAGAAAATTAAATTACAATATTTAAAACATTTACATAAATCTTTAACCACAGTTGATATACTATGGAGAGAATGTGAATATGTTATCGATAAAGATTCTAAAAAAGTTATTATAACACCGCTTAAAGTTAATCGTTTAACAAAATATATTTTTGATTATGCAGAAAACGTTTTGTTAATGTCTGCTACTATTATTGATCACAAAAATTTTGCAAAAAATTTAGGTATTGCTGATTATGAATATGTTGAGGTAGATAGTGATTTTGATTCTAAGAAGTCACCCATATATGTGAGTTCTAAGAATAAGCTTAATTTTAAAAATCTTACCAATACATTGCCGGCTATATGTGATCAAATAAAGGTTATAACTGAACACCATAAAAATGAGAAGGGTATTATTCATACACATTCAAATGAAATTACTAAGTTTATAAAAAATAAATTAGAATATAATAAACGTTTTTTGTTTCGCGATGAATTTAGTAATAATGAAGTTATTCTTAAACAACACTATGAAACAGATTTTCCCACCGTTCTTGTCTCTCCTTCTCTTGCTTTTGGTGTCGACCTAAAAGATCATTTAGCTAGGTTTCAAATTATTGTTAAGTTGCCCTTTCCGCCTTTATCCTCAAAGCATATTAAAAGGCTATTCGATACAGATAAAAATTGGTATGAAAATAAAATGCTAAACGCATTAGTCCAGGCATGCGGCAGAGCGACTCGTAGTAAGAACGATTTTTCAACCACTTACATACTGGACGGTAATGTTGTAAATACTTTAAAAAGAGCGAAAGATAAACTACCTAAATACTTTATTGATAGAATTTGTTAGTAATAAATAATATAGTGAAGCTTCAAACATTTAACTTTGAAATAAAAGACCTGGTAACACAGTTTGTTGCTGCTTTTGATGATATAGTAATAAAGAGATTTGATAAAAACAGAATTCAGCAAAACCGTATTCATGTAAGATATGTATATGCACCTAAGCAAAGAGTAATTTTTGATTTAGTAAATAAAGCTCAAAATTTAACGGTTCCTGTTGTTGCTGTAAATATTACAAGCGTTTCTAGAGATGAGAACCGAGTTTTTAATAAATTAGCAGGATTTTATCTTACGAGAGGTAGTACTGAAAATGATGTACAAAGAACATCACAATTTTATAGATCCCCGGTACCAGTTAATATAGGAATAAGCATGTCTATGTTAACTAAATTTCAAACTGATATGGACCAAATTATTTCTAACTTTGTACCATATAATAATCCTTACATTATACTTTCTTGGAAAGTACCAGAAGGATTAATTCCTGGCGCAGGTAAATTACAAGAAATAAGAAGTGAAGTTCTTTGGGATGGTAATATAAGCTTAAGCTACCCTACAGATATAAACGCTAATGAAAAATATAGAATTGTAGGCGATACAACATTTATTATTAAAGGATGGTTATTCCCTTATATTCAAAATCCTCTAGGCAATATATACGAAATAAATAGTAATTTTAATGTAACTTCTGAGATAACTACCTATGATTCATTGTCCAACGATACATTTATATATCCTGTAAGTACAGGATTGGTGAATGAAACTGAAACAGTTTCTGTATCTTCATACCCATTTATTACTAATGTTAATTTTTAAAAGATTGTTATTTATTAAAACTTGTATAAATCCTTATATTAAATAATAATATGGCAGATCCTGTAGACAGCAATAGAGAGAGTACATTTGGCAGAGACTTGATGAAATTTATTTCTTCAAAGCTTCCTTATCAGTCTCTTAATATTCAAGATAAAATTAATGTATTGAACCCAAAATACGAGGAATTTTTTGATAGAGGTACAAAAAGAGAAGAAGCATTATCCAGACAATCAATTTCTTCTTCCTTAACATTTACTGATGATCTCTATGCAAATGTAGTTCAGAATAAAGATTATCATAATTTTATGTATGCAAATCTTCAACCGGATAAAGGGAGAAGATTAACAGATTACCGAGTAATGGCAGCGTTTAGTGAAGTCGCTGATGCTCTAGATGAAATATGTGATGAATTTATAAACAAGGATGATAATGGAGATATTGTTAAGTTAAGATTTAAAGAAGCTAAAATTTCAGAAGAACAGAAAGAAAAAATTAAAAAAGAATTTCAAAAATATATAGGTTTTTTTGATTTAGAAAATAGAGGATGGGAATATATTCGTCAACTACTTGTAGATGCAGAGGTGTATTGGGAGCATATTATTCATAAAAAATATCCTCAAGAAGGTATTTTAGGTGTAATAAATGTTCCTTGTGATGTAGTTGACCCTATTTTTGAGAATGTACAAAATCAAATTATACGTGGCTATCTTTTAAGAAAAAATATCTACGATCCGAAAAATCCTGGTAAAGTGGCAAAAGTCGAGCTTGTACCTATGGAAGTTAATCAAATAACCTATATTAATTCTGGTATTTGGAACGAAACAAAAACTGTAAGGCTGCCATTTATCGAGAATGCCCGGCGTGCTTATAGACAGTTATCACTAATAGAAGATGCAATAGTAATTTATAGGTTAGTTAGAGCACCAGAGCGTTTAGTATTTAATGTAGATGTGGGTAATATGGCCCCGCCGAAGGCAGAGGCATATTTAAGAAAATTGATGCAAAATTATTGGTCGAGAAGAACATATGATTCTGATCAAGGCGCAACAGTACAAAAATTTAATCCGCAGTCTATGCTTGATAGCTTTTGGTTTGCAAAAAGACAGGGCTCAACGGGCACAGAAGTACAGCAACTTCCCGGCGGGGCAAATTTAGGTGAACTAACAGATCTAATGTACTTTGTAAAGAAGCTCTATAAGGCATTAAAAGTACCAACCAGCAGATTAAACGCAGAAGATACATTTCGGGATGGTACGGATATTTTAAGAGAAGAATTAAAGTTTGCTCGATTTGTCATTCGTTTACAACAAAGATTTGCCGCGGGGTTAAAAAATGGATTTATTACCCATTTAAAATTAAAAAAGTTTTGGGAAGAATTTAAATTAAAAGAAACTGAAATTGATTTATTTTTTAATGT